GTGTAAGCACTTTGGTTTCAAAATTAGAAATCGGCGAATCCGTAACATTTAACAACAAGAAAAGAGAAAGCGTAGCTGTTATGGTTAGCAACTTAAAGCGTGTAGAAGAACATAGCTTAAAAACATTCAAAATCAAAGACGAGAATAGCTTAAAAATATTCAAAATCAAAGACGAGAAAGGTAAAATTACAGTAACAAGAAAAAACTAATACTGCACCTATGAAATTCACTAAAGTAACATACAGTAGACTATTCCCCTTACAGCAATTCAGTAATGAAAGAATAGAAATAGAAATACAAATAGACGACCACGAAAGCGAAATGGCAGCACTTGAACTTGCAAAGAAAACAGTACTACGTTTCCACGAACAATCAGTTAAGCAAGATGAAGAAAGACAAGTGATTGATGTTAAGTCAGAAAGTCTTTCTGTCCCTGATTTAACAAGATTTATGGAGAGTGTAGATAAAGAAACCACTATTGAAGGTCTTAATAGTTGGGATTTATTTGTATCGTGGAAAGGTAAAAAAGCATTTAAGGAATACTTGGAAAAAAGAAAAAAACAACTACAAAATGGAAACTAAAGAGATAGTAAGACAATTCGCAATATACTTCCACAACCTTCCTATTTGGTTTGATAATGAAGCAAAAACCTACAAAGCATTGTTCGGAAATCAAACATTCACCTTTGATGAGATTTATGACGACTTCTTAGAAACACTAAAATAACAACAATATGGACTTTTCAAAAACACTAATACATTGCAGCAGCATAGGTAAGTTATTGACAGAACCTAAATCTAAAGCGGATAAAGAAGCAAACGAATTATCGGCTACTACAAAATCTCATTTGGTGGAAGTATATGCGAGAGAACGATATAATTTTCACAAGGAATTAGACAACAAGTACATTAGAAAGGGCAACACGGTAGAGCAGGAAGCCATTGACGAACTATCCCTACAAATAAGGATGCCATTAGAAAAGAATGAAGAAACATTCAGAAACGAATTTTTTGTAGGTACGCCAGACGTTTTTACCGAAACAATGCTTTTTGACGTGAAATCATCCTACGATTGGCTCACATTCCTTGCTAATATCCCAAGTGAATTAGACCCTATGTATGAAGCCCAATTAAACGGTTATATGGACTTGTTAGGTATAAGCAAGGGCTACATTGTTTACGTCCTATTAGATACTCCATTTGAAGAAATAGAGAAGCAGAAATACTATCTATTCACTAAGGGTAGCTACATTTCAGAAGAATCACCTGAATTTCTAAAACTATGGGCTGAAAAAGAAAAGAACTTTATATTCTCCAACTACCCAATAGAAGAACGAATCCTATTCTTTGAGGTAAACCGCAACCAAGACCTAATAGATAAAGCAAAAGCCAAAGTAATAAAAGCAAGAGAGTTCTTAGAGGACTTCCATAAAAAACACAAGTCATTCAACGAAAACTCAATTAAAAACATCATTCACGAATTACATAAGCAACAATAAGATATGGCAGAAGAAAAAGTAAACCACCCATCCCACTACAATCAATCCAAAATAGAGTGTATAGAAGCCATAGATGCAGCAATAGAAAACCTAAAAGGTAAAGAAGCATTTTATACAGGTAATGTAATCAAGTATATGTGGAGATGGAAAGACAAAAACGGCACAGAGGACTTGCAAAAAGCAAAATGGTACTTAAACAGATTAATAGACAAAATTGAAAACAATGAAAAAAACAACCTTACTGACAATATCATTAATTATTAGCTATTTCGCTATTGGTCAAACTGGTTCGGTAAATATGCCATACCCAACCAATAGGTTTTGGACTTACAACTCCCCAGACGTTCAAGTAAGATTAAAAGACCAATCAGATACCCTTGAATTATTTGGCAGTAAAATAAAATTCATCAAAATAGACGGTTTTATTTATGAAATAAAGAGGTATAGCAACATTTCAATAGAAAAAGTAAAGCCCAATTGGACTACCGTATTAACTGATTTAGCTAAGAAAGTAGATACCATAAACGCCAAAAAACAAAACTAATGACACCATCACCTAAAGAGAAAGCTAAAGAGTTAGTAGAGCATTATGCTGAAACAATACCACATATAGAACACGGTGTTTTAATGGAAAGAGATTGGGAAACAGCCAAACAATGCGCCTTAATATCAGCAAATGAAGCAGAACAAGCCGAGTATAATGTATTGATTAAGTTTAACATCGTAACAGAAACGTATAAATCAAAATATTGGCAAGAAGTAAAACAAGAATTAGAAAAACTCTAACAATAAAAAATAAAACAATGACTAAAGAAATATTAATAAGAGTTAGTACACCCGAAGGCATAGAATGTACAGAAAGGGAATTTAAAGAATGGGTTTTATTTAATTTAGCCAATAATTCCTCATATTCAAGTGGCAACAAGCTAATTGAGTACGAATTTATAGCCGATGATGTTTACATTAGACCATAAAACACACCAAAAAATTAACATAAAAAGATAAAAAGATAACTCTAAAACTAAAAATTAGAATAAAAATCTAAAAAATATTTTGAAATATCAAAAACATTCCTATCTTAGCGTAGCGTTTCAGTATTTTTACTGTGGTAAGATAGAAATACCGAAATGTTTAACCCAACATTAGGTTATAAAGCCTCAACTCTCTTACCACGTTGAGGTTTTTTTATTTTATGAACACTATAAAAGATTTAAAAATCAACTGTTCTTCAATTTATCCATTGATGGGCAACTCTACAACCAATGCAGAACCCACAAAAAAAGAAATTGCAGAGTTATTTAATTATCTTGGCAGAGAGCAAGAAGAATTAAGCGAAAGGCAAAGGTTTTTAGCACGAGAAATAATGACAAAAGCTATTGATTACGAACCAAACAGACTTTCAGAAACGGTAAAAACGGAATTGGTAAAAATTTATTCCTTTGAAATGTTTGGTAAGCAGTCTGTAAGTAAGGGAAACGATAACCCATTAGCATTAGACAAAGGAAAATTTGCTGAAAGCGAATCAATATCTTTATTATCTAAAATTGACGGGGTTGAGTACGAAAAAAACACAGAATTATTTGAAAATAAATATTTTAAAGGTGTTCCCGATATAATTGTAAGAAAAAATGGTAAAGTTGTTAAAATTATTGAAATAAAAACAGCTTATGATATGCCTTCATTTATAAAATCTTTTTATTCAAATGAGCCGCCAACAAATATTTGGCAAACAATGGGTTATATGGATATTTTATCTTGCAAAGATGCAGAAATAGTACATTGCTTGGTTGATATGCCAAAATCAATGATTGACCAAGAGATTCTTAAATTACAAGAAAAACTGTTTATTTCTAATACAGAACCATTATTAATAAAGGAATCAGAAGATAGGTTGGTAAACAATATGACTTTTTCTGATATTCCAATGGAACTTAGGTTTTTTAGAAGAAAAGTCGTTTTCAATAAACTAAGCATGAAAGATGCTAAGAGTAGAGTTAAAAAAGCAAGGGTTTGGTTAAAAGATTTACATGAGAAATTTACTAAATCGTTAGATTTACAAGAAATAGATAAAATTGGTTAGAAAATACACATTTGACATAACGCCACAGACATCGGTCAGAAGTACACAAGGGGATAGGATTTATTTCAGAATCCCAAGAGAAAAATTACGCCCCGAAGGTCTTAAAAGATTAAAGCGACTTGAACGATATAATGAATACAAAATAGATTTATCTGCCTTAGCTAAGTCTAAAAAATTTGTGCCTCCCGAACAAGGGGGGCATCTTATCTTTTACATACCCGTACCTAAGTCTTGGAAGAAATATAAGAAAGCCGAAATGCACAATCAGTTGCATTGTCAAACGCCCGATTGGGATAACCTAGCCAAAGCATTTTTTGATGCCCTGCTTTCCCAAGACAAAGCCATAGCCGATATAAGGGTTACTAAGAAATGGGTCAATGAAGAAAAAGGTCGTATAGAGTTCATTTGCGACACGCCTACCTACCGAAGTAGTGATACCCTAATCTAAGATTTACGAGTTCCCAATACGCCTGTAAACGTAGTTTGTGAGTATTATAACTCTCTTTGCTATGTTTTTGCGACAAAACTTTAACTTCTTGTCTGAAGCCTGCGAAGCAAAAGTTAAAATGTCGCAAAAACATAGCAAAGAGAGTTATAATACTCACAAACTACGTTTACAGGCGTATTGGGAACTCGTAAATCTTAGATTAGGGTAT